GGCTGATCGCCGACCGCCTGATCGCCAACGGCGTGACCTTTGCAACCGACAATAATGTCGGCAGCAAGTGGATTCCTGTGACGGAGAGATTGCCGGATGTAGTGGACAGCTACCTTGTGGTGGTCAAGTACAAGTACGACTGGGAGAAGGAATACAGCATTGATACAGATGTGGCAACCTACAATCCGTATGAAAAGGCTTACATAGACGATTGCTGGAATACCTACATCGATTGGAACGAGGGTCAGCAATATCTTCATGTCACCCACTGGATGCCCCTGCCCCAACCGCCGAAAGGAGAATAATATGAACCACGATGCAACACATTGTGCTGATTACAAAAAAAGCAAATGCCCTAAAGATTGCTACCGAGCGCAGTTGACCGAGGAATTGCGGAGCATCTATTATTCGTTGCCAACGAGCTGGGCATTTCTAAAAGGAACGAAAGAATGTCCGCTGCCGAAAGGAGAATGATTATGCGAGATTACTATATGTCGGAAACTCCTATAACCGATGCTATGGCAGTAACCAACGCAGACCGCATCCGGGCGATGAGCGATGAGGAGTTGGCAAAGTTTATTGGTGAAGAGGGATTTCACTGCGAAATTTGCAGCAAAGGGGTTAATAGCGAGTGCGACCTAAGGTGTAGTACATATTGCCTTGAATGGCTCCAACAGCCAGCGGAGGAATAACCATGTCTGAAGATCGCTGTGTATGCTGCGGCGCCATCATCCCAGAAGGACGGCAGGTGTGTCCGCAGTGCCAGGGGGAATTTAACGAAAAGGGTTCGCGAGAATAAGGGGAGGCTTCGGTCTCCTCTTTTTCATGCCCTTGGGGAAGGATAGAGAACCACGGTTCCGCTTTGTTAAGATGACCGTATCGAGAGAGGAGGTGGCTTATGGCTGACTGGCAAAGCATCAAAACAGAATACATTACCACGGACACCAGTTACCGTAAGCTGGCTCAGAAGCATGGGGTGAGGTACGCAACCTTACAAGCGAGAGCGAAGGAAGAAAAGTGGACAGCTTTAAGGGATCGGCACCGTACTAGTACCGTATCAAAATCCCTCACCAAGATCAGCAACAAACAGGCGGCCAAACTGGCTCGCATCGAGGGCATCACAGACAAGCTCCTCAATAAGTTGGAGAAAGCTGTTGATGAGCTTGACCTAGAGATTATCAAGCGGAAAACAAAGGTCGATGATGGCATCACTAAGACCACCACGGAGACTATGGAGGCTGTGGAGGGAGGCATTGTTGATAGGGCCGGTCTACGGCAACTGACAGCAGCACTCAAGGATCTGAAGGAGATCCAGATGCTGAGGTCCGAGTTGGATCGTCAGGAGCAGGAGGCTAGGATCGAGAAGTTGAGAGCAGATGCTCAGCAACGCAATAACGATGACGATGATGACGAGACCGGTGTTGTTTTGATGCCGCCTGTGTTGGAGGTGACGGGTGATGGTTGATGAGCAGAATATCATCTGGCAACCACAGCCTAAACAGATTCGATTCATGGAGAGGCCTGAGTACGAATGCCTATACGGAGGAGCTGCCGGTGGAGGAAAGAGCGATGCCCTGCTCATTGAGGCATTGAGGCAGGTACACATACCACACTACCGAGGCATTATATTCCGTAAGACATACCCACAGCTTACGGAACTGATAGATAGATCGCAGGCATTGTACTCTCTAGCTTTTCCAAAGGCGAGGTACAACGATGGCAAGCACTGCTGGACATTTCCCAGCGGTGCCAAGATCTACTTCGGCTCCATGCAGCATTCCAAGGACAAGACCAACTACCAGGGTAAACGGTATGACTTCATTGGTTTTGATGAGCTGACCCATTTCACATGGGAGGAATACTCCTATATGTTCTCCCGAAATCGTCCTTCCAAGAAGCCAAAGAGCAAAGAAAAGACGAGGTGCTACATAAGGGCGAGTACCAACCCAGGCGGTGTGGGACATGGCTGGGTAAAAGCGAGGTTTATCGATGCGGCTGAGCCTGGGACACCAATCGTAGAAATGGTGGATGTACGGCTTCCTGACGGCTCCACACAGACCATCAAACGAGACAGGATATTCATCCCGGCAACCGTGTTTGACAACAAGGCTCTGCTGGAGGACAACCCGGACTACCTTGGTTCACTTGCTCTTCTGCCGGAAAAGGAACGCAATGCACTTCTCTACGGAGACTGGGATACTTTTGAAGGTCAGTACTTCACCGAGTTCCGTACCACACCTGACCATGCCGACTGCAAAAAGGCCGGCATCACTGTGGAAGAAGCAAAGGAACAGGGCAGGTGGACTCATGTCATCGACCCGTTCGATATGAACTCCGGTGAGCGCAGAGGGTGGCCCATCATGCGTTCCTATGACTTTGGCTATGCCAAGCCGTTCAGCTGCGCATGGTGGACAATGGACTACGATGGTGTGCTTTACAGAATCATGGAGATGTATGGCTGCACAGAGATACCGAACGAAGGCGTAAAGTGGACACCGGACAAGCAGTTTGCAGAGATCGCGCGAGTGGAGCGAGAGCATCCCTGGCTCAAGGGAAGGTCAATCACGGGTGTGGCTGACCCCGCCATCTGGGATGCCTCACGAGGTGACAGCATCGCTGACACAGCGATTAAGTACGGTGTGTATTTTACTCCGGGTGACCATGAACGCATAGCAGGATGGATGCAGTGCCACTACAGACTCCAGTTCGATGAGAATGGCTACCCTCGCATGTATGTATTCAGCAACTGCAAGGGATTTATTCGCACGGTTCCTTTGATGATGTATGACCAAACAAAGCCAGAGGATCTTGACAGCAATCTGGAAGACCACATCAGCGATGAATGGCGGTATATGTGCATGAGTAGGCCAATTAAACCGCTCAAGCCTGTGGAGAAGAAGACCATCCTCTCTGATCCGCTGGATATGTTCACTGAGAAACAGCGCAAACGAGGATATATTTAACCACTTAGGAGGAGATAACCAATGGAAATTGAGAAGAAACCTGAACTGCAGGTGGTAAGGCCTGCAAACAAACAGACTACACCAACTCCCACAGCCACTCCTGCTCCTGCGGTGCGGGCAATCGGTGCGGAGCAGCTTCAGCAGTTCACCAATATCCTGCAGGAGTACAAGGCCGGCAAGGCACAGACTGAGCAGAGAATCCTTGCTTCGGAGAACTGGTGGAAGCTGAGAAACAGCATCGAGGAACGGAAGGACAGCAAGGCAGCCGGTGACGAAGGCTTCAAGGCGGTATCTGGCTGGCTTCACAATGTCATCGTATCCAAACACGCAGATGCGATGAAAGCATACCCCGAGCCGAACATCCTACCCAGAGAACAGGGTGATAAGGGAGAGGCTATGATGCTCTCTGCCATCATCCCTTGTGTGCTGGATCAGAACCACTTTGAGGCTACATACTCCGATACCATGTGGCAGAAGCTGAAGACCGGCACGGGCCTCTATAAGGTTGTGTGGGACAAGTCCAAGCTCAATGGCTTGGGCGACATCAGCGTGGAGAAGGTCAACCTCCTCAATGTGTACTGGGAGCCGGGTGTTACAGATATCCAGAAGAGCCGGTATTTTTTCCACACAGAGCTATTTGACAAGGACCTTCTGGAGGAGAGATACCCCGAGCTGAAAGGCAAACTGAAGGGACAGAGCTTTTTCAGCACCAAGTTCCTGTACGATGACCATGTGAAGACCGAGAACAAGCACACGGTCATCGATGTCTACTACCACAGATATATTCGTGGCAAGAACACCCTGCAATATTGCAAGTATGTGGGCGATCAGGTCATCTATGCTACCGAGAACGAAACGCAGAGACCCAAGAAGATGGTTCAAGATCCTGTCACCGGGATGCCGGTCGAGGTGGAAGCAGGTCTCTCCATGGCAGAACGAGGCCTGTATGACCATGGCAAGTACCCTTACTTCTTCGATGCCCTGTATCCCATCGAGGGCAGTCCCTGTGGCTATGGTTTTGTGGATCTGTGCCGAAACCCTCAGACGGAGATCGACATCCTAAAGACTGCCATGGTAAAGAATGCTATGGTTGGTGCGACTCCTCGATACTTCTCCAGAGTGGACGGAAATATCAACGAGGAGGAGTTCCTGGACACCACAAAGCCGATTGTCCATGTCAATGGCAATGTGGACGAGGCTACCATTCGCAGGATTGAGCACAATCCTCTGGATGGAATGTATGTCAATCTGCTTACCAGTTCCATTGACGAACTGAGAGAGACCTCCGGCAACACCGAGGCGGCAACAGGATCTACTCCCGGCTCTGTGACGGCGGCATCCGGCATTGCAGCTTTGCAGGAGGCGGCAGGCAAGACCAGCTCCGATTCCACCCAGGCATCCTATCGTGTGTATGCCCAGATCGTGGATGTGTGCATTGAACTGATCCGTCAGTTCTACGATATGCCGAGAAAGTTCCGCATCCTTGGCCAGTATGGCGTGGAGCGGTATGTAACCTATACCAACCAGGGGATTCAGCCCCAGCATCAGGGCAATGACTTCGGTCAGGACATGGGATTTAGACTCCCGGTATTTGACATCAAGGTATCTGCGCAGAAGAAGAATGTGTACACAAAGGTGGCACAGAATGAGCTGGCGCTGCAGTTTTTCCAGCTTGGCTTCTTCAATCCGCAGATGGTTGACCAGAGCCTCATGTGTTTGGAAATGATGGACTTCGATGACAAGGACATCATCATGCAGAAGATTTCCAATATGGGTACGATGCGCCAGAAACTGCTCCAGTATATGCAGCTGGCTCTGAACCTTGCTCAGGCCACCAATCCCATGCTGGCAAAACAGATCGCACAGGATGTCATTGTAACAAATGGCGGTACGGTTCCCATGGGAATGGGCGGTGCAGCTCCTCAAATCGCAAGTGTGGACAACATCGGCGGTGTTCCCAAGAAGGAGCATAGCGTGGTCAGCAAAGCAAGACAGCAGTCCAACGATGCTGCACAGCCTAACAGCGATGGCGCAGTGAATACGAAGAGGTGATAACCATGATCCATGTTGTTTACCACAGACTCTATAACCGGGTGACCATAGAAGGTCACGCAGGCAGTGGTCCTGAAGGACATGACCTTGTCTGCTCAGCCGTGTCGGCTCTGGCACTGACTCTGGCTGGCAATGTGGCCTACATGAAGGCGCAGGATGCTGTGCATGGCGAGATCATAAAACTGGATGAAGGCAACGCCGAAATTCAATGCACTTCATACAGACGATACAAGGACTCCGTGGCACAGATATACCGTGCTATTTGCGTTGGATTTGAGCTTCTGGCTACCAAATATCCTGAGAACGTTTCTTACGAGGTGCTGGGATAGAGAAGCGCACCCTGAAAGGTTTATAGTACACGCAAGGTGCTACATTCTTTCCTTTCCTACCGCCGTGCAGGGGGGCGGTAATACCCCTGCCTCACTTCATTATCAAATTTCGGTGCCTCGAAATTGATATACAAGGGACTCGCCGCCCCTATAGCGGCAGATTACATCGGAGGATTTACTCATGGCAAAGAATAAATGGTTCTGGCTTCAGCTGTTCGCAGGTGAAGGAGCAGGCGCAGGCAATAGTGCCGGTGCAGGCGCTTCCGGTGGCGAAGGTGGAGACGGTGCCGTATCGGGCGGTAACAGTGCTGACGCCGGGCACCAGAGGCTGTTGGAATTGGGTGTTCCGGCAGACAAGATCAGAAGAAATCGGGCGTATAAGCTGGATGCATCTACACCGAAACCTGCTGAAGCTGAGCAGGTCAAGGAGACGGAGCAAAAGCCGGAGCAGGCCGCCGCTGCAGAGAACCCCACGGAAGAGAATACCGACCCTGCCACCCCTGCTCGCATGAGTTGGGACGAAATCATGGCAGACCCGGAGTACAACAAGCAGATGCAGGCTACCATCAAGGCAAGACTCAAGACCGCAGGCGCTGCGGCTGATGCCCTGGCTAAAATGGCACCAGCACTGGAAGTGCTTGCTCGTAAGCATGGCCAAGATCCGGCAAACCCGGATTATGAGGCACTCGCAAAGGCGATCAATGACGATGATGCGTACTATGAGGACAAGGCCCTTGAGATGGGCGTCTCCGTAGAAACTGCAAAGCGCATGGATCAGCAGGAGCGTGATACGGCAAGACAGAAGAGAGAGGAAGCCATTACCCTGGAACAGCAGAGAATCCAAAATCATTTCATGAATTTGGAGCAGCAGGGTGAAGCCCTGAAGAAGGTGTTCCCCGGCTTCAATCTTCGTACTGAGTTGCAGAACCCGGTGTTTGCGAGAATGGTTGCTCCCGGCGTAGGTATCATGAGCGTCGAAGATGCCTACAAGGCCGTGCACCGCAAGGAGATTGAGGCAGCTCAATCGCAGGTGATAGCGCAGAAGACTACTCAGATGATCTCCAATGCGATTCAGGCAGGATCTCGACGCCCCGATGAAAACGGTACATCCGGTCAATCTGCTTCCGTGACTACATTCGACTATTCAAAGGCCTCTAAGGAACAGCGAGAAGCTCTCAAGCGAGAGATCTATGCTGCCCGGGCCAGAGGAGAAAAACTGTATCCCGGAAGATAAGGAACACATTTTCTCCTCACCACGTTTACGGAAAAGGAGAAATTATCATGAAGAAGTTTATCGAAATCATCACCAAGTTCCATCTGCAGATGTTTGCTGATGCGGGCACTGTGGTCATGACCACTACCGGTACCGCTAACGCCTATACTGGCGAAGTGGCCACGACATCTGCAATGTCTCCGACCCTGAAGACATTCTATGACACCGAGCTTCTGGAGAACGCCCGTGTAGAACTGTTCTATGCCCAGTTCGCACAGAAGCAGCACCTGCCCAAGGGCCGCGGTAAGACCGTGGAATGGCGCAAATGGAATACCTTCGCCAAGGCTGACAAGCTGGTTGAAGGTGTGATCCCCAACGGCCAGACCTTCGGCCAGAGTTCTATCTCTGACAGCATTGAGCAGTACGGTACCTATGCCACCGTTTCCGATCAGCTGGATCTGCACGCCTATGACCCTGTCATCCTGGGTGCTACCGAGGAGATGGGTGCTTCCATGGCTGAGACTCAGGAGACCCTGATCCGCAACGCCCTGCTGACCGGCACCAATGTTATGTACTGTGATAACGTCACCCTGGCCACCGGCGCCGTTGCCGGCACGCCCACCGCTCCCGGTGAGATGGAGGCCTCTGCAACTGTTATGTCCATCCTGACTCCCAAGATGGTCAACAAGGTAGTGACCTACTTCAAGAAGAACCGGGTGCCTCGCATCAACGGCAAGTATTACGCCGTCATCCATCCCTCCGTCGCAGAAGACCTGCGCAACAGCGATGCATGGATCGAGGTTCATAAGTATGCAGCCACCGGCGAGATCTTCAACGGCGAAATCGGCGAGCTGCACGGCATGCGGTTCATTGAGAACCCCTTTGCACCCGTGCTGGACGGTGAATATGCCAACAAGGCCGGCACCAAGACCTATGCTACCTACTGCTTCGGCAAGGATGCATTCGGCATCATCGATCCCGAGGGCGGCGCTGCCCGTATGATCGTGAAGAGTGCTGCCGAAGTTGGCGGTCCTCTGGAGCAGTTCAGCACCGTGGGCTACAAGCTGGAGACCAACGGCGCAAAGATGCTGTATGCTGAGCGCATGGTGCGACTGATGAGCTGCAGCTCTTACAGCGCAACTGATGACGCAACCGACAACGATTACGAATAATCCACTGTGGGGGCAAGGCGAAAGCCCTGCCCCCACCCATTTTTCAGGAGGTAAATTCAATGGATACCAATGAAAACAAGACACCGGCCCAGAACAAAGCAAAGACAACCAAGGTCGATGACCGCGAGGAAATCTTCGTTCCCAGAGAGTCTGGCAACACAGATCCCAATCTGGTTATCGTTCTCAATGGTAAGAACTATGTTCTGCCCAAGGGCAAGAAGAGCCTCGTTCCCAAGGCTGTGGCTGCGGAGTATGAGAGATCGAGGAGAGCACAGTACAAGGTGGACAACGCCATCTTCGATATGGTTAGCAAGCAA